TGGCGGTTCTGGTACCAAAGCGTATACGATTGGCGACATCGTTAAGCATTTAAAAGCTCTTGGCATCATAGCTACCAGCTAATTAGGAGCGCATCATGACGATGCAATATGACGTTCTATCGGCGTACACCGAGTCTGACGCAGCGTTAGTTACATCCCGCACTCGTATTAAAGGTGCGTTTATTGCTGTAGGTACAGGGGGCGCTCAGCCTATTATCTTTTACGATAATGCTTCTGCTGCTTCTGGAAAAGTCCTACTGAAATTGGGTGTGACCGCTGCTGGATGCCATACCGTGGTTATCCCTGGCGAAGGTATCCTTGCTGAAAACGGTATCTTCTGTGATACCGGTAGTGCTGACGCAGTGACTATTTATTATGGCTAAGTCCCCCGCATGGCAGCGTAAGGAAGGCAAAAACCCTAAAGGTGGTTTGAACGCCAAGGGTCGAGCCTCTTATAACGCAGCTAATCCGGGTAAGCCTGGATTGAAGCCCCCGCAACCGGAAGGCGGTTCTCGTAGAGATTCTTTTTGTGCCCGAATGAAAGGCATGAAGAAGAAACTCACAAGTGCTAAAACTGCCAACGACCCTGATAGTCGTATTAACAAGAGCTTACGAGCATGGAAATGCTGATATGGAACGCCTTGCTGACTACATTCATTGGGCTACTAGGGTGGATACTCAAGGAGAAGTCAGTAGAGTTGCACAGATTGGGAGTCTTAATAAACAAGACTCGCGAGGAAGTAGCGAGAGAATACGTGACGAAAGTGGACGTGCACAACGACATCAATCGAGTCCTGGACCGGTTGGATCGTCTGGATACCAAACTGGACACGTTTATCAAGGAGCACAGGAATGCCAGCCGTTAGTGCCAAGCAAAAAAGGTTCATGGATGCAGCAGCACATAACCCAAGCTTTGCGAAGAAGGCAGGTGTTCCACAAGATGTAGCTCAAGAATTTAGTGAGAAAAGTAAGGGTCTGAAGTTTGGTTCTGGGTCTAGCAGCCGACCAGATCTTCAGAAGATAAACAAGCCTTCAACTCGTCATGGGAAGACGGCTATCATGGCAGGAGGTGGTATGGCTGAATCGAAGGCAATGGTCAAGAAAGAAGTAGCGTTCATGAAGAAAAAGGGCGCTCCTGCATCTATGGTTAAACATGAGGAATCCGAAATGAAAAAGATGGCAAAAGGCGGTATTACTACTGCTAAAATGGGTACTGTTAAAACTGCTGCCCCCAGCCGTGATGGCGTTGCTACCAAGGGTAAGACCAAGGGCAAGATGATTCATATGTCCGGCAGCAAGCCGCTTGGCATGAAGTACGGCGGCAAAGCTAAGTCTTGCTAAATCATGATGCCGTGTCGCGGGATGGGTGCAATAAGCCCATCCAAAATGCCGTCTGCCAAGCGTAAAGCTAGGCGGGATAACACGGACTTTGATGAGTATGCTGAGGGCGGCAAAGTAAACGCAGCAGGTAATTACACTAAGCCTGGATTGCGGAAACGAATTGTTGCTCAGGTCAAAGCTGCTGCCACTCATGGCACAGGCGCAGGACAATGGTCCGCTCGCAAAGCACAACTTGTAGCTAAGAAGTACAAAGCCGCTGGTGGGGGTTACCGTGACTAAAGACTTTCCAGATTTAAATGACGACGGCAAAGTTACTCGTGCTGATGTACTTAAAGGCCGAGGTGTACCAGGGTTTAAGGGTGGTAAATGGATTCAGTCAGCCATCAAGAAGCCTGGAGCTTTGCGCAAATCTTTAGGTGTGAAAGGTGACAAACCTATTCCCGCAGGTAAGCTAGCCAAAGCGGCTAAGGCTCCTGGTAAGCTGGGTCAACGTGCGCGTCTTGCGCAGACTTTGAAGAAGCTGAAGTGAAAGCGCCGCAGCAATCTCTCAAAGATTGGACCGCCCAGAAATGGAGGACTAAAAGTGGTAAACCGTCTAGTAAAACAGGTGAAAGATACCTTCCAGAAGCTGCGATTAAAGCTCTTTCCCCCCAAGAATACGCAGCAACAACCCGAGCAAAACGAGCAGGAAAAGCCAAAGGAAAACAATTTGTAGCGCAACCCAAGTCCATCGCAAAGAAGACTTCAGGATTTAGATAATGGCTATTACCTCCGGTGCAACAAGTTTTAATCTTGACCTAGCTGAGCTGGTCGAAGAGGCGTTTGAACGCGCTGGGGGTGAGCTTCGTACAGGTTATGACCTACGTACTGCGCGTCGTAGCCTGAACATCATGTTTGCTGATTGGGCTAACCGTGGCATCAATATGTGGAGTATTGAGCCTGGAACCATCACACTTCAGCAGGGGCAAAACACCTATCCGTTGCCCAACGATACAATTGATTTGCTTGAGCATGTGATTCGCACGGGGGGCAACTTAGCTTCCACTCAAGCCGATTTAACTATTTCCCGCATCAGCGTCTCAACCTACGCTACGATCCCCAACAAAATCCAGCAGTCTCGCCCTATTCAAGTATGGATACAGCGATACAACGCACAAAACTCGCCGACTGGATTAACTCTAAACGGGACGATCAATAGCACGGCAACGTCAATAACTTTGAATTCTGTAGTGGGGTTGCCCGCTTCTGGGTTTGTGAAGATTGACAACGAGATCATTAACTATAGCTACATCAGTGGTAACACGCTGTCTAATTGTTTCCGTGCACAACAGAATACAACTGCTGCATCACACACTTCTGGGGCGGCTGTTTACTGGGCTCAGCTACCTGCGATAACGGTTTGGCCGACTCCTGACGCTGCTACTACCTACGTATTTGCTTATTGGAGACTTCGCCGTACTCAAGACGCTGGCGGTGGTGTCAACATCATGGACGTGCCGTTTAGGTTCATCCCATGCTTGGCTGCTGGGTTGGCATACTACATTGCGATGAAACTCCCAGAAGGTGCGCAGCGTTTAGTTTTGTTAAAGCAGCAGTATGACGAGGCTTGGGAACTTGCTGCGTCTGAAGATCGAGAGAAGGCTGCGCTGAGACTTGTACCCCGTCAGCAGTTTATTGGGAGCACTATTTAATGGGCCAGCGTTTTGCCTCTGGTAAGAACGCAATTGCGCAGTGTGATCGCTGTGATCAGCGATTCAAGTTGAAGTTGCTTCGTAAAGAGATTATTAAGACCAAGAACTATAATCTGTTGGTCTGTCCTGAATGTTGGGATCCTGATCAGCCTCAGTTACAGCTTGGTATGTATCCAGTGGACGATCCGCAGGCGTTGCGTGATCCACGTCCCGATCGAAGCTACTATGTGTCTGGTCCAAGTGGGCTTCAGATTCTACAAACCCCCAGCACATCCATTCTGGGGCAAGGTACTTTAGAGGGCGGTAGTAGAGTATTTCAGTGGGGTTGGAACCCTGTTGGAGGTGCCCGAGCAGATGACAACGGACTTACGCCAAATTACTTGGTTTTAAACGTTGCTCTTGGTACAGTTACGGTAGTAACGACATAAGGAGTCGGATATGAAAGACGAAGTAAAGAAAGCCGTGCACAAGCATGAAAAGGCTATGCATCCTGGCAAACCTATGACCAAACTTCGTGCTGGCGGCAAAACTAATGCCGACATGCTCAAGTACGGACGCAACATGGCAAAGGTTATGAACCAACGCCACACCGGTCGTGGAGGCTAATATGGCGCTTTACAAAACACCCAAGTATCAGCCGATGGAAGAGGCTGGTCTTTCAAACAATAAGCAGTACATGCGTGAAGCTAACGTTTCTGTAGCTAACAACCACAGTAACGATTACAAACCACCAAAGACCAGCGGAATTAAGATTCGCGGTACGGGTGCTGCTACTAAAGGTTTGATGGCTAGAGGTCCGATGGCATGAATTACACCGATCTCAGTTCTGCTATCCAAGCGTATACGGAGAATACAAGCACAGCTTTTGTTGCTGAAATCCCCACGTTTGTTGAGCAAGCTGAGCAGCGAATTTATAACACCGTACAGTTCCCGTCGCTTCGTAAGAATGTGACAGGAGTTACTAATGCTTATTCTGGAGCTGGAGCGGGGTTGAGGGCTATGTACTTGTCCTGCCCCGCTGACTTCTTGTCGGTGTATTCGCTAGCGGTTATAGATGCAACGGGGTCCTATGAGTACCTGCTGAATAAAGACGTTAACTTTATCCGGCAAGCGTATCCTAGCCCTGCTGATACTGGGATTCCCAAGTACTACGCTTTGTTTGGCCCTACGACTACAAACGATCCTACTCCAGTAATTACTAACGAATTGTCTTTCATTTTGGGTCCTACGCCTGATAGTAATTACACGGTTGAGTTGCACTATTACTATTACCCAGAGTCCATCGTTACTGCTAATACTTCTTGGCTTGGCGACAATTTTGATTCGGTGCTTTTGTACGGCTCGCTTGTTGAGGCTTACACCTATATGAAAGGTGAGCCCGATATGTTGCAGCTATACAATCAAAAATATATGGAAGCACTTGGCATGGCTAAGCGTCTTGGTGATGGGCTTGAGCGTAGTGATGCTTATCGTAGTGGGCAGTTTAGGCAGGCTCCGCTACCGCAAAATAGAGGGGTGTCGTAATGGCTTTTACAGGTAATTTTTCCTGTAATACGCTTCGTGCTGGTTTGTTGAACGGCACGATCAACTTTTCTACGGACACTTTTTATTTAGCACTGTACACAAATGCTGCTACGCTTACTCAAACTACAAGTGAGTATACGACTGAAGGCGAAGCATCCGGTGGTAACTATGCTCCTGGTGGACAAGTTGTCACCGCTACTATATCTTCACAAACTACAGCTAGCGGAAGTATTAGCTACGTTAATTTTTCTTCTCCCAATTGGACGGGAGTTATTACGGCTCGTGGAGCGTTGATTTATACCCCTGGAGCTAACGGTGCGGTATGTGTTTTGGACTTTGGGTCTGATAAGACTTCGGTCTCTACGTTTACTGTGCAGATGCCCGTCAATTCTAGTTCGTCTGCACTAATTCGTCTTGTTTAGGAGTAATCATGTTAAAAGATAAAGTAAGTCCTACCGACACCGTTGCTGCTTCGTTGAGTGCAAGGGTTGATTCCTCTGAAGGAATGAGTGCGGGAGGTGTGTTTCGCGTCCAGTGTTTTGATAAGGACGGTGTTCTTAAGTGGGAAGATCTTACTCACAATCTTGTGGTCAACCAAGGACTGCAAGATATGAACACTCAGTACTTCAAAGGGGCTACCTACAGCGCAGCGTTTTATTTGGGCTTGATTACTGGTCCTGGCGCGGGCGTTGTTTTAGCTTCCGCTGACACACTTTCGTCAAAAGCATGGACCGAGTTTACGAACTATTCCGGCGCTCGTAAGGCGGTTACTTTTGGTACAGCCACTACTGCTGATCCATCAGTTATTAACAACTCTGCCGCTCCTTCTCAGTTTAGTATTACTGGAGCTGGTGGTGTTGTTGGTGGTGCGTTTTTATGTACCGTCTCTAGTGGTACATCAGGTGTTCTTTTTTCTGAAAACACGTTTAACTCTCCTGGAGATCGTACTGTCGTGTCGGGTGACACGTTAAATGTCACTTACGAATTCAGCTTGAATGCTGTCTAAAGGTACGTTTTGTGTTTGGGTTCTCGCCTTTTGCAGCAACACCCTTTGCTACGGCAGGGGCGGGAGTTCTTTTTGACTCTAGTTTTTCTGATTCTGCTACTGCTGAATCCTCAGCTTCTGCATTGGTGGCATTTCTTAGCACTGTTTCTAATACTGTGGATGTATCAGATTCAGTTACCGTAGAACCATCTATATTTAATGCGGATGTTTCTGAAACAACAGAAGCCCAAAGCTCCGACGCTGCATTCGCTGCGTTCTTAGCTTCTTTATCCGACCAAGCAGAAGCCTCTGAGTCTGTATCAGTTTTAGTTGATTTCGCTTCTCAAATTACTGAAGCTACTACTGCCGAAACCGCAGCTTCTGCCGTAGCTTTATTTGCCTCGACTATATCGGAGACAGGTTCAGTATCCGATGCTGTTTCAGCGTTGGTTAACTTCTTAACGTCTGTTTCGGAAACGGCTGATGCTTCTGATTCTTTAGCCGCTACCATATCGTACTTCGCATTTATAAGTGAAGTAGCTGACGCATCGGAATCTGTTGCTTCATTTGTTGGTTTTTATGCGGCTATATCCGAGGCGGCAGAAATTAGTGGTTCTTCCACGGTAGCCCCTTCAACATTCAATGCAACAATAACAAATACCGTAACAGCTACGGATTCTGTTTTAGCAGTAGCGGCTTTTCTTGCAAACGTGTCTGAAAATGTTTTAGCGGTGGATGCTATAGCAGCACGTTTGTTGTGGGAAGTTATTAACGATTATCAAAATACCTCTTGGAGTAATATCAACACCGCACAGTCCACAACGTGGTCAAATGTAAAAACGCAATCGTGAGACGGATATGGCGCTTGTTGTAAAAGACAGAGTAAAAGAAGTAACGACTACCGTAGGCACGTCTGATTTCACGTTAGGCGGCGCGGTTCTTGGTTATCAATCTTTTAGTGTTATCGGTAACACTAATCAAACCTATTATTCGTGTGCTGATCCAGCCACAGGTGATTGGGAAGTTGGTATTGGCACGTATTCCACAACTGGCCCTACGTTAACTAGAGACACGGTTCTTGAATCAAGTAACTCCGGTAGCAAAGTTTCTTTCGCTGCTGGGTCTAAAGATATTTTCTGTACGTATCCCGCTGAACGATCTGTTTATCTTGATACGGCGGGTTCAGCAGTTACGGTTCTCGATGTCGGTACGCTTGGCACTAGCACAGCAAACATTACTACGGCG